CCAGATACAATACCTTCCTTATTTGCCTCATCAATCTCATCTTCTTTACCTGATTGAGGCGTCATCTGCCATGCATTTTCAGCTGTTGGTACTGCCAATGATATAGATTCGCACCACGCCAAAATTGTTACAGTAACAGAGTCACTATTGGTGTTGGCATGCTTCAAAGAATTAATACTACGAATGAAAAGAGTACCAATATCAGCCGTGGTATCTAATGAAGACGTAATGTCAATATAATCTTGATGCCAAAAGAAAGGTAAAATCATTTCACCTCCTGCTGAAGTATTTGGATCTATAAAAACCTTTGGTAATTGAGATGTTTGAGTGAGATCTTGGGGAACAAGAGCTGCATGCGAGGACAAGAAATCATAATTAAATAAAGGATGATAAGCGGCCATGGCTTTCCCATAAAAGAAACCATTACCATTTACCATAACTTTGATATGCAAATCTGCCTTAAGCAAATTGAAATTCGATATCCTATTAGCAACTCTTGGATTAGTGAAATAAGCAAAGAATGGTGAAACTTCGGCTGATAATAAATTGCCCGTACCCCACGATTCTTGGAAAATCTTCACTGGTCGTTTAAAGAACTCAGCAAAAGATGCTTCATCATTATCGTGCAAAGTACGAGTACCATCATCATGGCCTCCCATATCTATGCAATACGGTTCAACAGAATCCTGAAATTGCACATTAGGAGTATTCGAAGCCGTAGTGCATTTAAAAATTTGCTTCTCCATTCCAGACTGAGGAGAAAGTTTTGCATTCTTTTCCAAAATCTGTAATTCATTAATAATTTGCTCAATCTCTTCATTTGAGGGTGTAGTGGGCCTAACAATGCCCATACATGCATCACATTGACAATCAAGTACATCCATACTTGATTGTCGCCCGTGAATAGGCTGGAATATTTTTGACTTACGATTAGAATCGCTTTGACTACCGTTGGTTTCCAAACCACTAGCAGATTTAAAAATTTCAAAACATGAATTACAATTACAAAATCATTTATAAAATCAATGGGGCGATTCAATCCCATTGAAGTTGTTTTGACATGGCGAGCGAAACCTGATTCTAAATAGAATCACTAACTCTACACATTAAGCCTCAGTACAGTTCGTCAAGCCTCCTGGGTAACCATAAATGTGCATCCTTCTTCAACTACGCACCTACCCCCCATGAGGAAACGGGGGTGTTATGTTATAGTACACAACAGAAACTTGATGAGTTTATTGACATCTCAGGTCAGTACTTCTTACTCTATGTTATTAGCAAAGAGTTCATAATTGTCATTATACTTCTCATGCCACAATTTAATGCGATCTGAGTAGGTTATATCCAATTCATGACACATATGGGCTATACCCGCCCGATGAGCTATAGAAGACATTTGTTTCCTTCGATGTTCATACAAAGAACTACCGTGATTGAACCACTCCCTTAGTGCACTATCGATATTCATAGCACATGCCTGCTCTTCGGTTATTTCTGAACCTCTAGGACGCAAATAACAATGGAGTGATTTAAATATGGATTTATCTAACAATGCTCCAACATATTTCCCAAGTTTCTTATGGTAAACTGATTTCCGCTTAAGAAACTCGAATTCTTCATAGGGCAAAAACTCAAGTAACTCACTACTTTTATTGGGCATAGTATATATCTGACCATATTCATCAAGGAAATGAGCTATGGATTTAATATTAAATTTATCCAATTTTGCTGAAACACTACCTATATTATCATCACCGTACGTCATTAAGGCAACATGTTCCCTAAAATCTAACGTTGGATAGTGTTTAAGAAAACACATCCTAAGATTAAGGGCACCACATATACCATTTATGATAACAGTCAATGAATTACCACTAATATGACCACCTTCAGTAAGACTAATCAAATCACCATTGAATGCAATATATGCATACACAATATCGGATGCCATGGATTCCATTATAATCAAATCCCTCTCCGAGTAATTGCATATCTTGGCGAAGTCTATTAAAATTCTTAAGGCAGCAAATATAGTTTGACTTGGCATTCGCTGGTCGTACTCTTTATAATCACCACCTATGAGTCTGTCGCGCCCAAATTTCACGGTATGTAAATAAAATTCATCCCATTCCGGCCCATGACTATTGATACCCACGGCACACTCAGATTTTAATGGGTTCATTTGTAACACACGCACTATAGGCAAGAAATACTTTCGTATCAGAAAGGTCAGTGTTATACAGTTACCATAAAAAATCCTGCACTTTTCTCCAGATAAAACTTCGTCCTTCTTGCACGCTTTAGCTATGGGATAAGCTCTAAGCCCCTGTGAATACAAATCTTCACACTTCCTAATCTCATCCATAATGAAATCGTCAAATTCTCTATATAAGATATTGTCTAACTTTGTTTCAGACACGTACTTTCTTTTAACCCCCGTCAATGGATACCCAATTGATGTATTAAGTTTAATGGCATCTATAAACTTTTTACCTGCCACGCCACTAATGTTCTCGGCATCTGTCAAAGGTTTTGTGTATTTCCATAACGTGCTCCTAAATATTGGGGTTAATCCTGATTTGTAATCCATGACAGCAGCTTTAAGCAAACTATAAGGAAAAGGACGCCCTGTTTGCGACATAGAA